ACAGCAAATGTCAGTGCGGGACAGGAAAACACAATGGTACTGGTGGGAAGTGGACAAGAATATCTTATTTATGCAGATAGTGACACAGGAGTGATGTATTTATATATCACAATAAGCACGGGCGGCGGTCTTACCGTTATGCTCAATGCTGATGGTACACCGAAGATCTGGCAGGGAGAGGAATAAAGATAGATTTGTAGTACATTGATAATTGAATAGTGACAGTTGGAGTGGTATGATTACCAATATAAACAATAAAGAGAAAGGGGAAATTTGAATGGAAAAGCAGGTTGCAGTTTTGATAGATGGAGATAATATATCATCGAAGTATGCAGAGTATATCATACGAGAGGCTTCTCAATATGGAAATATAAAAATATGTAGATTATACGGTTCTATAAATTGCCCAAATGTAAGATCGTGGTATAAGAAGATGCCTGGGCAAGGAATAATGCCTATGTTGCAAATTAGCTATGCAGATGGAAAGAGCATTGCGGATCAAGCTTTAACCATAGATGCTATGGACATTGTTTATAGAGAACTAGTTGATGTATTTTGTATAGTATCTAGTGATAGTGATTTTACTAAACTTGTATACAGATTGAAAGAAACGGGTAATTCAGTAATAGGTATTGGTGAGCAAAAAACAAAAGAATCTCTGGCAAAAGCTTGCGACGAGTTTAAAATACTTGATTTGATATATAAAAAAGAAACTGAAGACGGTAATACGCCAGTAGAGATAGAGTGTATTGATGAATCTACAGAGGCTAATATAGCAGAAGAGGACATGTCTCCAGAAATAATAGCGGAATCAGAGATCAGTATTCCAACAGAGGAAGAGGTAATTAAGAAAATAGTACATTTGTTAGATGTAAACTTTGCAGATGAGTTAAAAACGCATTTATCTAAAATCGGTGTCCTTTTGTCTAAAGAATGGCCTGGTTTTGATGCGAGAAACTATGGATACAGGAATATGCGACAGTTATTAAATAACCATTCGGATATTGTAAAAATTGAAGATGAAAAAGCTCCAGATGGGATTCATAACATTACTTATATTATGAAAAAATAGTTTATATACTAATCGTCGATACTCGACGGTCAGAACTTTTTTTCTGTTCATTATTCAATAGTTATGTTATAATAAACACATGTGAAATAGTGCCTAAGAGCCAAATATTAATCATTAACTTGATTGGTATTTGGCTCTTTTGTTTTGCCTAAAGAGAGGAAGTGATCAGTTGGCAGCAAAGAAAAATCCATTAGCAGATAAAGCAAATGAACTGTATAAGAGTGGTATGAAGTTGGTAGATATTGCTGACCAACTGGGAAAGCCAGAGGGGACGATCCGCAGATGGAAAAGCACATATGGTTGGGATGGCGAACGTTCGGAAAAGAAAAGCGAACGTTCGGTTACGAAACGAACAGAGAAAAAGACGCAGATTAATGATGGTACGAAAGAGACTCTGCAGAACGATGACCTCACACCGGAACAGCAAATGTTTTGTATATATTATAGCCGGACATTTAATGCGGCGCAGAGTTATCAGAAAGCATATGGCTGTCAGTATAGCACAGCAGTAGCACACGGGTATGAAATGTTGCGAAATGTGGTTGTGCGAGCAGAAATCGAAAGACTAAAAGAAATTAAACGTCAACAGATCATAGCCGGTGCAGATGATATTGTAGAAATTCAGATGCGGATAGCATTTGCTGACATTGGAAATTATCTTTCATTTGGCAGAGAAAAAGTTGATGTTATGAGTGCGTTCGGACCGGTAAAAGATCCGGAGACTGGCGAAAATCTGAAAAAAGAGGTCAATTCTATAAAACTGAATGAGTCCTGTAATGTTGATACGCAGATCATCCAGGAAGTGAAGCAAGGAAAAGACGGGGTATCATTGAAACTTGCGGATAAGCAAAAGGCTTACGATTGGCTTTCAAAGTACTTTCTCATGCATCCAGATGATAAGTACAAGGCTGAATTTGATAAAAAACGCGCCGAGGTCAAAGATGATTCGGCAGCACAGATCCTTGCAAACATGCAGACCATAGCGGATATCCTGAAAAAGCCGGAGCAGAACCGGAACATAGCAGATTTCGAAAGGAATGGAGATCATGAACAAACCGGCACCGCTGAGTAAAAGACAATATGATTATTTTCTTCGGAGCTTCGATAGCTGGTTCAATGTGGCAGAGGGCGGCAAGCGAGGCGGAAAGAACGTTCTTGCAACGTTGATATTCTGCACAATGCTTGAGACACATAAGAATAAGATTCATTTGGTTGCAGGAGTATCAAGCGCCACGGCAAAGCTTAATATATTGGACTGCGACGGATATGGACTGCTCAATTATTTCGAGGGTAGATGCAGAGAGGGAAAATACAAGGATCGCGATTGTGTGTATGTACAGACCAAGACCGGCGAAAAGATTGTACTGGTGTCTGGCGGCGGTAAAGATGGAGACGAAAAGCTGATTAAAGGTAATACCTACGGCATGGCATATGTTACAGAGGCAAATGAATGCCACCCGAAGTTTTTAAAAGAGGTATTTGACCGTACATTGTCCAGCACGGACCGTAAGATCTTCCATGATCTGAACCCGAAAGAGGAAGAACACTGGTACTATACGGATATCCTTAAATTCCACGAGGAACAGCAGGAAAAGAACCCAAAGTATGGTTATAATTATGGACATTTTACTTTGGTCGATAATATGAGCCTGTCAGACGAGAAGATTCGGACAATCCTTAATACATACCAAAAAGACAGTGTGTGGTACAAACGAGATATCCGGGGGGATCGAGCAGTTGCAGAGGGAATCATATTTCGAAAGTTTGCAGAGAATAACGAACCGTATTTGTGTGATGATTCGGATGTTTTGAATTATGATGGCGGTCACAGGTTAAATCCGAGACCAAGTAAAGTTGTGATCGGCATGGATTTCGGTGGCAATGGATCCATGACAACAATGGTGTGTGCATTGTATTTTCGGAATTATCATCTGATCTTTGCAGTTGAGGAAGATTATCTGGAACTGTCGGCGGATATTGATGCGGATCAGATTTGTGAGAAGTTTATAGAATTTTACCGGATGTGTATTGAGAAATATGAGCGCGTGGATTGGGTGTTTCCTGATTCTGCCAGTACAACAATGATAAATTCTATTCGAAGTGCTGCAAGAAAAGCAAGACTTCCATACACGAACATAGCTGGATGCCGGAAGAATGAGATATCTGAGAGACCGCGGACCGTAGATCTGTTGCTTAATACAGGGCGATTAAAGATCCATAGGCGGTGCGTAAGGTTGAGAAAAGCTATCGGATCACTGAAATGGGATGAGAAGAAACCAAACATACCGGAAGATAAAAATATAGGTAACTGCAACGACTGGTGGGATGCATTTTGCTACACCATGTTAGATTTTATTGAATATATCGATTTAGACAGATGATGGAGGGATAGAATGGAGAGTTGCGTAGAAAGCAAGCTGCAAAATCTTGGATATTATGTAAATACCGTACCATATGGATATATTAATGCCTGCAATGCATGGTATAAAAATGAACTAATTGAGAAATTTCACAGACGGACATCCATTCAGGGCGAAGAGTATGTGATCGAGCGCATGAATTTTGCAAAGAGAGGATGCGCAGACGATGCGAACCTGTGCGAGATTATCCAGATTAATGTAGGGAATGCGAACCAGACGGATGAAATCAATAAGATTTTGAATAATAACAGATTTGATGTAATGTACAGAAAACAACTGGAACGAATGAGTGCGGCCGGAACAGTGGCAGCATATGTACGATTAAAAGATGCTACATATCTGGACAATGGATCAGTGACAGGCGGCACTATAAGAATCGCCTACTGTTATGCGGAGAATTACACGCCGCTTTTGGTCGAAAATGAAGAAGTGCTGGAAGCATGTTTCTATGGTGTGGATTACGTAAACGGAAAGAAGCGGACAACGATGGTTCTTTTTACAAGACCGGACGGGACGAATTATAAAGCTGAAACCTATACATTCGATGAAAACGGAGCAGAACTTGAGAATTACTGGATTAATCTTGGTGATGTGAAGCCTTTTGCAGTTATGAGGGTTGCAGAGGTGAACAATCTGGATAATATGCAGGGGTTTGGTTTGCCGAAGATTTGGGGAGCAATCCCAACACTTAAAAAGATTGATCTGTGCAACATGATCTTAAATGGGGATTTGGAAAAGGGCGAAAAGTTGATTCTCACAAATGAGGCATTGGTGGAGCTGGATGAAGAAACCGGGCAGCCGAAGCAGAAAACTCCACTTATGAAACGTTTATTTGTGTTCCTGGGGGATCATTTACCGGAACAGAAAAATGTGATTCAGGAATACAACCCGCAGATCAGAGTAGATGATATCACAAAAGCATTTGAGTTATGCTTGTCACTCTTTTCTATGACATTTGGATTTGGCAGCAAGAAGTATACATTTGAACAGGGGCAGATTCAGACAGCCACACAGTATATCGGAGAAAGACAGGATGCCATGCAGGAGTTAAATAAGCAGCGCAAAGAAGCAACCGACTATATTGCCGGTATTGTTAGAGCAATTATGTGGTTTTCTAACACCTTTAATGGTACGTCGTATGATTTAGATGCAGATATTTGCATTGACTTTGATGATTCATATATTGAGGACAAGGCTGCAAAATTAAACAATATGAGAGCGGATGCGCAGTCATTTTCTGATATTCCGGAATTTATGATCCGTTATATCATGATGAGTTTGAACCTTGACAGAAAAGAAGCTGAAAAACTTTTAACTGCAAAAGAACAGGAACCGGATCCAGAAGAGGAAGATTAGAGGGGGTGTGATAAATGCTGACAGAAAAGCAGTTAGAAATGTTTGGTGATCGTGGTGCTGCAGTTTTTCAGTCAGCAGAGCAGGACATCATTGCGGACATTGCGCGGAGAGTAAAAAAGACTGGGCGTTTTACTGAGACAGCAGAGCTACAGGCACAGGCATTGCACGCGGCGGGGGTAAGCACGCAGGAAATCCGCAAAGAGGTTATGAAAATCCTTAATGCGGATGACGAGTACAAAAAATATGTGGCGAGTAATACAAAACAGTACAAAAGAGATGTTGTTCATGCAATCAGGCAAATGGAAAAGGATGCTGCGGCAGAAGGAGATCGTATCATAGCAGATGCAGGAGATATGGCATTTAATAAAGATTTATCAGCGTGGCATCGGGCAGGGACCGAACTCACAAAAGATACTGGTATAGTAAAAATAATGGAAGAAATGAGTCGCACAACGGCTGGAACCTTTAAGAATCTGACCAAAACAATGGGATTTAAAGGGGCATACGATTTTACATCGGTTCAAAATGCATACATTAAATATCTGGATAAGGCTGTAATGAAGATGGCAACCGGAGCATACTCATTTGATGCCGCAGCGAATGACGCAATTCGAGAAATGGCGCGGAGTGGTCTTAGATCGGTGGATTATGCCAGTGGGAGAACCTATCAGCTAGATACTGCCGCAAGAATGTGCGTAAGAACATCATGCCATCAATTATCTGCCAAAATTACAGAAAGAAACTGTGATGTTACCGGTACAGACTTGGTAGAAGTTTCTGCTCACTGGGGAGCACGACCGGAGCATGCGGAATGGCAAGGAAAAATTTATTCGAGAAGTGGGCGCAATAAAAATTACCCGCCATTTTCTGAAACACAGTATGGAGCAGTAAACGGACTGTGTGGCGTGAACTGCCGGCATACTTTTTATCCTTTTTTCGAGGGAATCAGTGAACCGACAAAATGGGATAAAGAACCGGATCCAAAGGAATACAACGGCAGGACATATAAATATTATGACATGACGCAGAAACAGCGGCAGATGGAGCGGGGAATCCGGGCAACCAAGCGGGAGATCGAAGCACAAAAGGCTATCAGCGGAAATGTGAATGCACTGGAAACACAGAAAAGAAAGCAGATAGCGGAATATCATAGATTTTCAAAAGAGATGGGGATCAGCGCCAAAGATAATCGCCTAAGAGTAGCAAATGGCAGCAGTGATTTGAATAGAACACAGACTATCAAAATTTTGCCAAAAAGAAACGAGTCAAGAGCAATGGAAGATAAAGCCAAATCATTATTTGATGTGCAGCCATTGGAAAAAGGCGATACCGTAAAGCCGGTATCAATATACAAAGATCTAAAGACCTCTGAAACAGGAAAGAGAGTGTTAGAGTATATAGAAAAGAACGATATATCTGTTGATGTAATATATAATAGAGATACCATAACGGAAAATCATCTGGATGATGTATATGGATTAAATATTGGAAACAGTATTTACATAAATGCGCGAACATGTAACACCAAAAAGAAAATTGTCGAAACAATCATTCATGAGGAAACCCATATAGAGTATGATATCGGCGAAGATGCACATGCAGAGTGCGTATGTGATTATAACGCATTGAAACATAGAAAAGGAGAATTGACGGGCGAAGATATAAGGAATATAATTAAATCTGTAAAAGAGAGGTATCCGGATTATAAATGGAGGAAACCATAATGAAAAAAATTGATATTGATTTAGGAAAATTAAGAAATGGTGAAATAGTAAAATGTCCAAAGTGTAAGACAGGGACTTTGCGAACTGACTATGATCCAAAGACATCACATTATTTTAAATGTGACAAATGTGGTTTGAGAATAAATTTTGATTAAATATTACCACTGTGAAAGTGCAGTGGTTTTTCTTTAAAAAGAGACATAAGTATACATTATAACATTGACTATATCATAATAAAATGTTATATTTAGAAAGGGGAAAATATATGCAAACAAGACATTATTGGTATCGTTGCCCGGAGTGTGGAAAGAAGATGCTGTATCTCAGATCAGATACAGTGATTCAGAATTTCCCCGGGTATTGTAAATTATGTAAAAGAAAATTTATATTGTCAATCGAACCCGAAAAAGAGCCTGTGAGCCAATTAGTTGAATCTTAAATGATTTGATTAATTGGCTCATTTTTATTACAGCAAAGGTGCAGTGGTGCACGACAGGGGTTTTTGCCTCCTTTCATGTATGTTTGTTTTTACCCTGTGGCGGTTCGATCCCGCCTTTGCTGGCTATCTGAGGATGATTCTTCCTCGTGAAATAATTAATCGTTAAAGGAGATAAAAGAGAATGACAAGAGAAGAACTGGAAACATTAGGTCTGACAAAGGAACAGATTGACGGTACGTTGGACATGTATCACAAAGAACATGATCCGGTACAGAAAGAACTTGACACTGTAAAAGTTGATCTTGCAGCAGAGCAGGAGAAAGTAAAAACCCATGTGGGAACCATTGAAGGCTTGAAAAAGGATCTGGAAGAATTTAAGGATGCGGATGTGTCTGGGATGAAACAGAAGATTGAAGATCTGGAAAAGGATATTAAGTCAAAAGATGCCGATTATCAGCAGCAGATCGCAGACAGGGATTTTAACGACATTCTCAAAGAAAGCATTATTGCCGCACATGGTAAAAATGCAAAGGCGATCACGGCACTTTTGGATGTTGATACATTAAAAGCATCTAAAAACCAGAAAGAAGATATTGCCGCAGCTATTAAGGGACTTTCTGAAGCAGAGGATAGCAAGATGCTTTTTGGAGAGGCGGAGCCTAAGCCAGCCGGAACGGGTGATCCAATCGGCGGAGTAGGCGGAACAGGAGCAAAACCGCAGGCAGACAGTCTGATCGGTGCTCTGACAGAAAGATACAACAGTAAGTAAAGGAGAAGAGAGATATGCCATTAACATTAGCAGAAGCAAAAGTCGGATATGCCGACAAAGTAGATCAGCAGGTTATTGACGAATTTAGAAGAGATTCTGTTTTGCTCGATAAACTGACATTTGATGATACCATTTCGCCAACAGGCGGAAGTAACCTGGTATATGGATACCAGAGATTAGAGACTCCATCGACCGCAGGCGTGCGTCAGATCAACAGTGAGTACACTGCAAACGAGGCAAAGAGAACAAAACAGACTGCAAGTCCTGTTATTCTCGGAGGATCATTCGAGATCGATCGTGTAATTGCACAGACGTCCGGTGCGATCAATGAGATGGACTTCCAGATTAAGCAGAAAACAAAAGCGGGAGCGAACTACTTCCACAACCTTGTTATCAACGGAACGTCTGCATCAAGTGGAGTGGGGTATGTTCCGAACACGTTTGATGGACTGAAAAAGATTCTTTCCGGAAAATCCACAGAGATGACTACGGATATTGATGTGTCTACGTCTGCAATGCTTGACAGCAACTACAATGCATTTTTAGACGAGCTGGATACTTTTCTTGCACTTTTAGCAGCAAAACCGGATGTGCTTATGATGAATAATAAAATGCTCACAAAGATCAGATCTGCAGCGCGTAGAGCCGGATATTATGACCGTTCGAAAGATGATTTTGGAAGAACAGTAGAGACCTATAACGGAATCCTGCTTATGGATGCCGGAGAATATTACAACGGATCTGCGACAGAGGATGTTGTAGCAACTTCCACACCGGATTCTACTCACTATGGAACATCTGATATCTATGCTGCCAAGCTTGGACTAGATGCTTTCCATGGAATTTCTGTAGATGGATCAAAGATGCTTAAAACCTATTTGCCGGATATGTCCGCACCGGGAGCTGTAAAGAAAGGCGAGGTTGAGTTGATTGCCGGAGCTGTTCTGAAAAACAGTAAAATGGCTGGTGTCTTAAAAGGAATTAAATTACTTGGAAAGACATCATAAGAAGGAGGGAGCTGTAAATGTCAAAAATCATTGATTGGGAGTATTACAGCTCCCATTTTCCAAACGTTGTGCCGGAGAAGCAGTTTGAAGCAGTCGAGGCACAGGCAGAAACCGAGTATAAAAAAGTCGTTAAGCCGTACATGAATATTTCGGAAGAACGACAGAAAGATACTATATTCCAGTTGTGCAATTTCCTGTGGTCGAATCAGACAACACTTGCCGGGCATAGCGTAACGTCCGTGAATAACAATGGTTATTCAGAATCCTATGCTCTACAGAGTACAGCACAGGCACAGGAGGCGATGGAAGAGTTAATCTACAAGGGCATCGGGACCAGATTGGCGGGTGCATTTTGATGAATGATAAGACCATTACAGTATACAATGCACATAAAAACGCAGATAAGACAGAAATTTGGAACCGGACAGTGATTCGAGGATGTGAATATAAGTATTCCGCAGATAAAACGGTATCGGGTTCTGGATCTATTGTATTTACACAGCTTTTAACTGCAGTTGTTCCGATGGAGGCAGATACCGATAGGAAACAGTACATTGATGCGCTAAGTTACGAAAAACTCTCGGACGATGAAACAGAAAAGTATTTTACATTTAATCCACGGAATAACCATGACATGATTGTAGCCGGAGAATGCGATAAGGAAATTACAAAGGATTATAGCATTACGGACTTGCGGAAGGAGTTTCAGAAATCCGGTACGATCGCATCTCTGGCGGACAATACGGAAGGCACACTGCTCAAGCACTGGAAGGTGGTATGTAAATAATGGGTTCTTTTCAATTTACGTTAAATTCAGTAGAAATTGATGGGAGAAATGTGATCGAAAAGCATGGTCTTGCTGCCGGAGGGAAAGTGCAACAGATTATTGACAGCGAGTGTTTACGATTAATGGATCCATACGTCCCACTTGATACCGGAGCACTTCGGGACAATGGGATTATAAAAACCGAAATTGGGAGTGGAAACATTATATATGATCTTCCGTATGCCAGAAAACAGTATTACATACCGATGAGCCATGAAGGGAAAAGGACGGATTATTGGTTTGAACATATGAAAAATGAGGGCGGAAAAGAGAAGATTTTAAAGGCAGCAGAAAGGGCGGCGGGTATCAAATGACGGTAAGTGAATGTTTAAAAGAATGGCTGAGAGATTATGAAAATCTTGATATCAGTGACCTTCTGACAGATTTTATCGATGCGCCGGAAGGCTGTCTGGCACTTTTCAAGAGTCCATCCAAAGAGGAAAGAACATTCCTCGATGGCAGTAAGGATATCACAGAATATTATAATTTTTTTGCAAGAAGTTCTACGCAGTTAGACGAAAAGCGTGTAGAAAATCAGCAGATGATGGAAGATCTCACGGAATGGATTACAGAAAAAGCCTTTCGTGAGGATTATCCGGATCTGTCAAAAGCTGGCAGCCTCATCTGTGAGAATGTGGAAGTAAATGATGCGGCTTCTATTACGTCACAGGAGGATGATAACGCTATATATCAATTAACATTGGCAATTCAGTATTTGAAAGAGAGGTAGAGCACATGTCAGAATTAGATAGTGAAGTAACACCAACAGTGCAGACGTTGTCCATGGTAAAAAAACATAAAATCGGGTTATTTCTGCATGATGGAACAAAGTACCGGCGTGTAAAGAAATCTCAGACGCTGACACTTTCCATGAATCCGACGGAAACAGAGTATGATTACATTGCAGACGAGAATCCGACGACGGAGGTTGATTCCTATAAGCCATCCATCGATCAGGATCTGACTATGTACAAAGGATCCGACGATTACGAGATGATTTTCCCGTATTTTTATGAGCGAAGGACCGGATCAGATGCACATGTAAAGTGCCTGGTAGTATTTATGCACGAACCGGCAGCAGGAGGCGGATATAAGGCATGGGAGACCGAATCTGTTATTTCTGTACAGGACTTAAATGCAGTGGACAAGAAACTGAATTTTAAAGTACTGTTTGGCGGAACGATCACAAACGGAAAAGTTACGATGGATGCCGGTGAGCCGACATTTACGGCTGATTCAGAATAAGGAGAAAAAATATGGAGTACACAGTAGAACTTAATGGCAAAGAGTATTCGCTGCCGACATTTAAAAAGTCTGTAAGAAAAGAAATCGAAAGAGTGACAGCGGGGAATGAGAGTAAAAAAGAATCCGACAAAAAATCACTGGACATGTATCTGCTCGTGAAGAAATTAATCGGAGATGAAGCGGCTCTCGAGGTGTTTGAATCAGATGATATGGAAGAAATCGATCTGAACATGATTACGGTAGCTTTCATCCGGATCTGCGCAGCTTACGATAAACCTATCAATGAATCCGCAAAGGTTGATCCGTTTAATGGGATGAACGAGGAAAATAAACGCTTAGTCATGGGTGTGATCAACAATGCATCTGCATTGCAGAATATGATGGATGCGCCAAGATCATCTGTGGCAGCATTCGCAAGGGGAATGCATTAATGCTTGACCTGACACAGAAATCTCTACCAAATGCCATCTCGGTAGGTGGTAGGGATTTTTCTGTTAATACAGATTTTCGTATCTGGATGAGATTTGCAATGGAGTACCGGGAATGGTCCTTGAGTGATGGCAAAACACCATTGGATATAAGGTATCTTTTTAAAAACAGCATACCGGTATTTACAGATATAAATGAATACATCGGAATATTGCAATTCGCATTTCCTCAGAATGTGGTGCCGCATTCTGATAGTTCTTCCGGGGATGATGTCCTGTTTTACCAGTACGATGGAGATTATATCTATTCGGCTTTTATGCAGGCGTATGGGATAGATTTATTAGAAACGGATCTGCACTGGCACAAGTTTCTTGCATTGATGAATGGATTGCCTGATTGCACAAGACTGTCTGCGATCATGGGGTACAGATCATATACCGGGGAAAGAAACAAGGACGAATCTACGATTTATCGAAATTTAAAAGAGGCGTGGATGCCGCCATACGAAGAAACAGAAGAAGAGAAAAAGGCCGAGGAAGAGTTTGAAACATATTTCAGTTGATAAATAATTGAGCGTCGGAGCCAGAGAGCCAGTGCCGCAGGAAGGAGCTGGTAATTTGGCTGATGGTAAGCTGACGTTTGATACAAAATTAAATACAGACGGAATAAAAAACGGTTTGTCGAATGTCGGAAGTGTGGCATCTAAGGCTTTAGGCTTGACAGCAAAGGCAGTTGGATCAGTGTCAGCAGGACTTTCAGCGGGAGCAATCGCATCTGTAAAGTTCGGAAGCAACTTTGAAGCTGCTATGAGTGGTGTCGCTGCCACAATGGGAATGACTTCCACTGAAATAAATAACGGCAGTGCCGATTATGAAAGGTTGAAGCAGGCAGCCAAGGATGCCGGGGCAACAACGAAGTTTTCCGCTTCACAGGCAGCAGAGGCTTTAAATTATATGGCACTGGCGGGATATGATGTAGATGAATCCATTGCTACATTGCCGACAGTTTTAAACCTTGCTGTAGCCGGAGGAATGGATCTGGCAACAGCTTCGGATATGGTCACGGACAGCATGAGTGCGCTGGGAGATATGGCAGGGACAGCGGACAGCTTTGTTGACAAAATGGCCAAGACGTCACAGAAGAGTAATACCAGTGTTGCACAGCTGGGTGAAGCAATCCTTACGGTCGGCGGAACTGCCAAAAGCATGGCTGGCGGTGTTGATGAAATGAATACCGTTCTCGGTATTCTGGCTGATAACGGAATTAAAGGTGCTGAGGGCGGAACTGCTTTAAGAAATATGATCTTAAGTCTGTCAGCACCGACGGATACAGCATCGGCAAAAATGGAAGAACTTGGTCTGTCTGTATTTGATGCAGAGGGCAAAATGCGCCCGATGAATGATGTTTTCAACGATCTGAATGATATTCTTTCCACAATGACGGAGGGCGAGCAGACTCAGGTTCTTAATACGATCTTTAATAAAGTAGATCTCAAGAGTGTCAATGCCCTTCTTGCAAACAGTGGAGAACGTTTTGACGAATTAAGCGGTTATATTGCAGATTGCGATGGTGCGGCTGCAAATATGGCAGACACCATGAACAATAATCTGCAAGGTAGTGTAACCATTTTACAGTCTGCTTTGGAAGGACTGGGAATAGCAGTCTATGAACAGATGGAAGAACCGTTAAAAGAGGCTGTTAAGGTCGGAAACGGATACATAGATGAGCTGTCAGCTGCGCTTAAAGAAAACGGACCGGACGGACTTGTTTCTGCACTTGGACAGATTCTTGCAGATATTGCTTTGCGGGCCGCGGAGTTTGCACCACAACTGATCGAGCTGGCGGTGCAGCTGATAAAAGAACTGGCACAGGGAATTATTGATAATTTACCAGAGCTGATGGATGCCGCCGGAAAGATAGCGGATGCGATTCTTGATGGAATCGGGGATTTGTGCCCGGCGCTAGATCCTGTGATAGATGCGATAAAAAATATCACTGATAATTTAGATGATATCGCTCTTGCAGCAGAAGTTGCAGCGATAGCTTTTGTTGGGTTAAAAGCCGGAATGGCGATTCAGTCTGCTGTCAAAGGATTTCAAGAGGCAAAGCTAACGATTGCCTTGTTTAAAGCAAGTGCGGAGGGGGCAAATATTGCACAGGCGGCTTTAAATGGAACGTTGACATTGGGAGAAACAGCAGTTGCATTATTTACAGGACAGGTATCGCTTGCTGAACTGGCAACGGCAGGCCTGTCAAAAGCGCATGGAATTTTAAATGCGGTTATGTCTGCAAACCCAATAACATTAATCGTGATAGCAATAGCTGCACTTGTTGCGATTTTTGTGGTTCTTTGGAATAAATGCGACTGGTTCCGAGAGTTTTGGATTGGCTTATGGGAGAACATAAAAGAAGCTGCCAGTAACGCGCTTGATGCGGTTGTGACATTTTTTACAGAGACAATTCCAAACTTCATTCAAAGTATCGTTGATTGGTTCAATGAACTGCCGGAGCGATTAACAGAATGGGGAGAGAATGTCTATGAGACAGTCACAACAGCAGTCCAGAATACAATAGAGAGCGCTGTGCAGTTCTTTTCAGAGCTTCCAAATAAGATAGCGTACTGTTTAGGTTTCTGCATAGGAAAAATCATTAAATTTGGAATTGACATTGTAAACTGGGCAATAACCGAACTGCCTAAATTCGTTGACAGTGTTATAAAGTTTTTTGCAGAGCTTCCGGAAAAGCATGGAAATGGTTAGCTAATGCCATTTCAAAAGTATCAGAGTTTGGTTCGAATCTGATTAAAAAAGGAAAAGAAGCAGGACTGAATTTTGTTAAATCACTGGTTGATTTCATAAAAACAGCACCAAACAGAATCCTTATGTGGCTTTTAAAGACTATTGACAATGTGATGCAGTTCAAGGAAAAGATGATTAGAAAGGCTGTGGAAGCAGGCAAAGGATTTGTTGATAAGTTAATTGATGGTGTAAAATCCCTGCCGGATCAGATGCAGACGATTGGAAAAAATATCGTAGACGGTATCTGGAAGGGAATCAGCGGTGGCTGGAAATGGCTAGGGGATAAGGTAAATGAGTTAGCAAATAGCTTATTCGAGGGTGCAAAAGCGGCTCTTGATATCCATTCGCCATCTAAAAAATTCAAATGGATCGGAGAAATGTGCGTTGCCGGTATAGATGAACCACTGGAAGATTATAACCCGTATGACACATTAAACAAGAGCATGAAGATGAATGCCGGAGTTATGACGATCAATCACAGATACTCTGCAGGCGGAACAAACGGCGTATCTCGTGTCGATTATAAGGGTATGGCAGATGCTTTTGCATATGCACTTGGCAAATCGGGATTGACTGTAAAGGTTAATAACAGAGATTTCGGACGTGTAATCAGGGAGGTAGTAAGTTGATGGAGATATATTATAAAAACAGCTCCGGGAAAATTATATATTTAGATCGTGAGCCGTACAAAATGCTTGCATCAACAAATCTGTTTGATTATGCATGGGACTATTCATCGCAGGGGTCGAGTAGTCCCAGAATTACCCAGGTACAAAAAAACATGGTGTCAAAGGATATCAGTGTAATTGTTACAGGAAATACAAAAGAAGATTATCTAAAAAATTTAGAAGCCTTGCTGGAGGTAATTGATACAGATGTGATCAATATGAAAAGCGGCAGACTCTATGTCGGAAAGTGTTATTTGCAATGCTATTTTGTACAAAGCAAAAAATCAGATAAATACCTTAATGTCAAGCAGTCAACATTGTCATTATCACTTGTGGCAGAAAAAGGGTTCTGGATCCTGGAAAGTAAAAAAACATTCACAAAAGTAACGAGTGATAATTTCAGATCAGATGGATTGGATTACCCGTATGATTATCCATTCGACTATTCAAATGATCTCGTGAATCAGAAAATCGTAAATGACAATTACGCGGCATCGGATTTTGAAATGACTATATATGGAAGCTGTGAAAATCCGGCTGTAAGTGTCGGAGAGCATACCTATGAAGTAAATACATCACTGATAACCGGAGAATATATCGTTATTAATTCGGTATCAAAAAAGGTGTACAAAGTAAAAAATAACGGTGAGCATGTGAACCTGTTTAATGTAAGGGGCAGAGATTTTTATATTTTTGAAAAAATTCCAATCGGTATTTTGAATGTATCATGGAGTGGAGGTTTTGGATTTGATCTGAACCTTTTATCTGAGAGGGGGGAACCCAAATGGATCTGATCTATGCAGACGAAAATAAAATTGAAATCGGAGTCATACCGGAATATGAATTTGACATTGCATTCGGAAGTGACGAAAACGATTTTGAGCTCACTTTAGATGTTTCCTCGCATTGCTGCAAAGCCGGATATTATATTTACATTGAAGATACAGAGTATGGTGGAATCGTTGATAAAATTGAAATTGATACAAGCGCAGGGACTGTTATTTATACAGGCCGGTCATGGCATGGAATCATTGAAAAGAAAGTGATAGAGCCGCCGGAGGGACAGGATTATAAAATTGTATCAGGAGAGGCAAACAGTATCTTAAAAGAGCTGATTGCAGACCTTAGTCTGGATGATCTGTTTACCGCATCATCGGTGGAGTCGTCTATTAATATTTTATACCAGTTTGATAGATACACTCCGGCGTACACAGGTATTTTAAAGATGCTGCTGGCTAATGATGGAAAATTACAGATCACACATAAAAGCGGTAAAGTAATCCTTGAAGCAATACCGCTTTACGATTATAGCAACGATGAAGAATGGGATTCCAGTCAGCTCAGTTTTTCAATTACCAAGGATCTGAGACCCGTGAATCATTTGATATGCCTTGGAGGTGGAAATCTGAAAGAACGTCATGTTATCCATCTGTTTACGGATGAAAATAAAGGCTTGCAGCCATATACAATGACAGATGATCCATTGAGTAATGCAGATTACATCCTGAATAAGTCAAAACAGGTAATGGAAGGTATTGACGAAGTATCAGAAGTATATGATTACAGCAATGCACAGGATGTATTTAATTATATTCTGTTAAAAACCGCTCCAGCAAACTGGGATAAGTTATACCCGGATTATTATGAAAAAAATGGGGATGATTTCAAGAAACTGGAACGTCATTATGCAGATGTTTATGAATTACTGGTTGGCGAGCCGTGGGACTGGTCCTTTGCATATCCGAATTATTATTGTAAAGACGGAACCAGCTACAAGCAGTTGAGTCAGGAGTACACGGATGTGTTTCAGCCGTTAACGTCGCAGCCGGCTGACTGGGCGAGCTATTATAAAAATTACTATTATAAAAGCGGTACTAAATATAAGAGTGTAAGCGGTGCAGAAAAAACAGATTATAAAATACAGAAATCGCAGCCAAAAGACTGGAAGAAAAATTATGGAGATTACAAGTACTATTATTCAGACGGGGTCACGATTGAATATAAAAGTGTAAGTGGTGTTACAAAATATAAATATCAGTTGCAGACAATTCAGCCGTCCGACTGGAAAACAAAGTATAAATCTTACTTTTATAAAGAGCCGGTTTATATATATTATTACACAGAAAAGGTATTTAATACGGGATCGAAGAAATGGGAGAAGAAAATCCTGTCATATTCTCGACCACAGGAAGAAATAAAAAGCAGGACGTTTGTTCGTAAATATCTGAAAAAGGAGGTCCAGTCATATATTTATGAAAATCTTTCATTAGAAAAAGCACCTAAGTGGAGAACCGGAACTTATTACACAAAGACTTCATATCAGGTTGCTCCGACGTGGAAAAAGAATACCTATTACACGGAGGTAACGTCGATCGTTGCGCCGGCATGGAAAAGCGGAATGTATTACCAGCAGCAGTCTGCAGAATCGATACCGCAATGGCAGAAAGACAAATATTACCGCTTGAACAAGAATGTGGAACAGATACCTGAGTGGAAGAGTAATACTTATTATGAACAGCGCATTGATAATTATGCTGATCTGGTAGCGAATGGGATAGAAAGGCTCAAGGAATTAAACGCAAGCGATTCGATCAGTATACAACTTGATGCGACGCAGAGCTATGATATCAATGATATTATCGGTACGACAGAGAATCAGACAGGCATCAGTGTCTATCAACCGATCACAAAAAAGATTGTAAAAATAAAAGATCACGTTGAAACCGTGGAATACAAGACAGGGGGATAATAACATGAGCACAAATTTGATCACTGGATATGCTGGAAAATCCCATATTACATCAGCCGGGGATGGGGCGGTAAATGCAGCAGTATTAGGAAACGGAAGATATGTTTTAGATATTGCAGAGAAATTTGCATATGAGCTTATCAGCAACAACCAGATTAGAATTAAGAGCGGATATGCGGTCGATCAGGGAAGAAAAATTGAATTAGCAATTCATGATTATGAAGAGTTGATCATTGATAATGGACTACAGGGCGTGAAACGATGTGATTTGATTGCTATCACTTATGAAAAGAATCTTGGAACAGGAATTGAAACCGCTATTATGAATGTGATTAAGGGAACCAGCGGCGACAATTATATTGATCCAAAATATACTGTTGGAGATATTATTGCTGGAGACATTAAAGATGATTTCCTTCTTTATAGGGTTAAGATCAATGGGTTATCTATAGAATCTGTAGAAACATTATTTGAAGTAAGGAAATCAGTCGAAAAAATGGATACCTTAGAAAATATCGTGACTTTTAAAAGTGATGATGTGGCAGATGGATTAGCGTCGGCATGGACAAGCGTATCCAAATTATCAAGTGGAGAAAAGCACTATTCAATTTTTGCAAAGATGTCGCAGATGTTCAAAAATGTGCGGTATCTTTATAAAATGTTTGGTACGACAGATATCTCTGCGATTGGGAATGGTACATGCACCGGGGCGATAAGTACGCTAAACAGCAGTTTAGCAAATAAGTCTTTCATTAAAATTGTAAAACATGACTGGTCTGGACTTATTGGATCCCTCACACCATTAATCAATTCTAGTGATAAATATGTTGTCGACTTGTTAGCGCACAATGAAGAAAATGACACATATCCACCTGTACGAGTTGCCCGCGCTGATGCAGATTATGATGGAAATAGAATTTCAGACACATACTTAAAAAAGGCTGATGTCAAAAATAATGTATCCGGCTTATCAAATACTATAACAAATTATAATGATCAAACTCCTGTTGCGCAATATTTTACTGTCCCTGATGATGGATATTATTTGGTGACCGGACTTGTTACATTTGCTTCGAATCCGAATGGGTTTCGTGAAGTTTTTATAACAAATACAAGCGCTAATTATGTCATGGGGCGAGTCAGAGTTCCAGCAATATCAGGCGGTGTAACAACTTTACAAGTAACAAGTGGTGGTACCTTTGAACCGGGACAGACCGGAACACTCAGCACTTATCAAAACTCGGGTTCAAATCTTAATGTGCATGCATGGGTAAGCATGGTAAAAATCGCACCTAAGCTGTAAAAAAACTGCATTAAAAATTAAATATAATAAAA